TCCAGTTACTTGAATTGTCTTTGACATTTATTACTGCTTTCTGCCTAATGGCTTAAGTGATTGCGGAAGTTCCCCAAGCGGGAGCGGTCGGGCCGAACACTGAGAATTTAGCGGTGATAGTTCCATCAGCAACAGAGAAGCCGCCGAAGATATAACCACTGGTAGAGCTTGACGAAAGTCCGAATGTAGGTTCGCCAGATTCCCAAGCGTGACGAATACCGTAATAAATACCCAGTGAAAGCGGGGTTACGGTACTCAATGCGGAAAGGTGGGTTATGACGACCGTATCCATCGGGAAGGTTACTTGTAAGTCTGCTGTGGGATGTCCTGTCAAAAAGTTTTTGACCTGATCGCTGAATGCGGTCACGTCCACAACTTCTTAATCAAGACCGACCGCGCCTACACTGTTTGCATAGGCTGAAAGATTGGTAAGTGTTCCGCTTGAATTATCAAGCCAGAATTGGGTGTACTTAGTATGGGTTCTACCCGTGTTAGCTGTCATTTATATTGCTCCTTTTTATGCTCTAATAAACGCACAGGCGAACGTCGCGCCCGTCGCAGTTCCAAAAGCCAGTTGCCAGCGTAAATAACGTCTGACTGTGGCCGTAGTACCTATCGCAATCATTCCATGCTGGGGCGTGCTTGTTGCGTCAACGCTTCCACTAGTCGCCCCTGATAAGTCAGCAAAAGACCCGTCTGCATTAGTGGCCGCGTCTTGTACCTTTAGCGTTACTGTTCCATCACTGGAAAATAGATGGTAGACAAATATCCCGCCCAACGCAGTTGCCGCGCCAACGTCATCAATACCAGTGGATGAATTTACATCCTCCTCGAGTCCTTTCGCATGTAACAATCTACCCCACGGCTTGCAGTATGTGAGGGTTGAAGCAAATGACGCACTACCGAGAGGAATAGAAACGACTGTGAAGCCGCCCCCATCTTCAACGGAATAATTAGTCTGTTCAAACTTCCACGCGAATACATGGTCACCTGCGGCAGGTTCGGCGTTTGCGCCCATTGCAATCATTACGTTTCGAGTGCCTACGTCTTTTAATAGGGTGTGCGCTCCGCTTGCGGTCGTGTCTAGAAAGGCGGAATAAGTACCCGCTGAAATGTTGCCCTTCCCGTTTATTGAGTTCTTGACTCCGTCCGACCATGCCGCGTCTAACTCTTGATCGAAATTCCAATCAAGCGCACCAATTGACCGAGAGAAGCCCGAAAGGTCGACTCCGTCAAAATAACCTCGTTGATATTTAGGATGTAATCTCATTGACTATACTCCAATACTCGCAAACTAAACATAAGACCCCAGAACTCATTACCAGCGGGGTCTGTAATTACTCCAATATTCCCTATGCTGTTTATCTTCACATCGACCGCGCCTGTAATAGCATCGTTGGAGTTTATCGCCACAAGAATCGCGGACAGTTTCGCCACCAGCCCACTAAAGGCGGCAAACGCACCAAGCCCCCCGCCAACCTCGCAAAACAGGAACACATAATTCAGCGTGTAATTCGTGTTTATCTTTGCGCTTCCGTTGCTTCCGAACGTCTCAAAACTCACAGACAAATCAGTCACAAAGTTATCAGGCTGGGGAATGAGAAGCGGGCATAACATAGCCGCTGATTCGGGTATCTGGTCGATGTCTTTGATCGTCACGCCTGAGACTGACAGATTTGATATGCTGTCCGCAACAGTGGAGATTGTGGAAGTTATCGCCATACTCTGCGCCTCATATCGTTTATAAATGACTGAGCAAGGGCGGGAATATCACGCGGGGAAAGCACCACACCCGCACCCGTCACCGTTGCGGTTTCGCCTGTGTTCTTCCCAAATCTCCGCATATAAGCAGTGTTCGCTATTTCTAATGTGTATTGCTTTACTTCGTCCATCGGTTGCCAGGCATAGACCGCTGTACCGTTTGAGTGCGTGGCCGCTGTGCTTCCGTTGTCACCACGCTTTACAGGGGTGATTGTGTTCGTTGATACCGTTGAAACGTTGTAAAGTTCTGATTCGGCTTTCAAAATTTGACCGACTACAATACTATGACCAGCCGACGCGGTAAACGCTAAAGTTGTCGTGTCGGTAATGGCCGCACCCAAAGTCCCGACCTGTAACCAGCCCCGCGCCGAATAATCGTTATGGTATCCCCACACACCCGCGAGGCTAAGCACCTGTTCCGCGCTTCCGTCTGAACTGGTTGTCCATGATACGGTCGAAATATCTCGTAATGAGATACACCAATAGGGAGGGCGGTTGCCCTTTAGTAAATAGTTTGTGCTGGAAATTGTCAGCGCGTCGCCGTTGGTAAAGGTGGTGACTTCGAGCAAATCACCGTCTAAAATCAAATCTCTGTCATAGGGAATATCATATAAACGAGTCTCTACACTCGGGAAGTATTGACGCTTCGTCTCCCTGTCCAGATAACGCGAGGCTTGAGTCAAGAGACTAGTAATAACCGCGTCGTCCGTTGCGTCGGTGGATGCGGTCTGTCCTCTTGCTGTTGAATAAGCCTTGTAATCTGTAAGGGTAGCGTATTTGTTCGTCATTTTTTACCGCCGTTCGCCTGTACCATCGCGTCATATTTCATCAGGTATGCTAAGTTTTCCTTGTACATTCCGAGTGCCGCGCCTGTGTCATAAGCCGCTTTACCCATCTTTTCAATCAAGACCATCATTTGACTTGCGGCCTGTTGGGAGTTTGTTTGCTTCCAGATATTCCAGACGTATTCGACCATGCCGCCGTAGTGCCATGTCAAAGGCTTCTTTTCTTCGCCGTTCTTTTGCGCTGTGGCGGCGGCAAACTCAAAGCCCCCCCTGTCCGCATAGCGGTTTCCAAACGTTTGGTATCTTTCAGCCTCTGCCAATGCTCCCGCGTATTCTCCGCAGGTCATGGCGGCGGTCTGGTATTGCAGTACAAGACTCTGTGTCTTTTCGTGGTCGGCTTTCTCTATCGCTCTTTCAATTGCCTTTTTTACGTTCGTCAAATTCTTTTCGGAAGATACCCAATCACCATCTAAAATACACACTCTATCGCTAAAGTATTGGCTTCCAAAAGAGAACGAACCTTCGTACCCATAAAGCGGAACGTCAAATATATTCTTATCAAGGTACAAAACGGCGGAGTCTACGTTATTACCCAGCCGCCCGCGCAAGAATCCGAACCAGAAAAGATAACCGTTTGCCTGATATTCGTACTCGCTCGCGGAAAGTTCAACGCCGTAAATCTTGATAACTTCGTACCCTTGCAGGATTGCCAACGCCGCCATATATGCAAACGTTGTGCTAAACATCCTGACGCCTGCCAGTTCTTGCGCCTGCTCTAGTGGATAGCGCACCGAATTCGGTACGAGCGGGTCAGCTTCCTGCATGTAGATCGGCCTGCCGTGTTCACGTTGCAACCATTGCCAGTGTTTCGGGTCTTTGGTGTTGTGACCCTTGTATATCTCTGGCTCGTGCATTTGAAAGCAAGCCGTCCAGCGTTTACACCATTCACTGTTTGCCGCTTCGTTGAATACCCAAACGTCAAAAGATTGGTCATCGAACGGGGCGAGGTCTCTTGTATTCTTACCGCTTCCTACTATTGCGAGTTTCTTCAATTCGTGCGCTTTCTGGGGAGGGCTTTTACACCCTCCCCACTAATCAAACTAAGTAGCGGACAAGTGAGTCGTCTGTGGGAAGCGTGGGTCAAGTTCGGCCCAAGCCGCATTAAGAGTCACAGTACCACCCGCGTCAATACCGACAACCATACGAACAAAGCGGGCATCAGCCAGCGCGCCATCAAGCGCGGCGGGGTCAACATCAACCATCAGCATCATTCCATCGGACGAAGTAGTGTCCAGAGATACGCCCGTAGAGGTTGCGGCGGTGACAGCACCCCAGGTATTCGCACCAGTAGCACCAGAGAGGCGATACTTAAAGGCGATAGCGACCTCGCTACCAGATGCGGCGGCAGTTGCGGCCTCCATCGTGATAACAATATTCTGGTCGGCAGAAGTAGCAGTTACAACGCCGCCATACCAAAAGAAAGTGGCATGAAGGGCGTTTTTGAGGTCGACAAACGGGGTAGCGTAAGCAGTACCCGCGCTGTCAACAGGAGCTTTAAGGGGAACGATATTCTCCCCGAATACAAAGCGTGCATCTTTCATTTTCTATAATCTCCTATTAGGTCGCCGAACCAAGCACGACAAACGGGCTGGTGGTGTTCGAGCCGTTAGCAGGGGTCAGAGCGGAGGCGACATTCGCCGAGCCGTCCATGCGGGCGATATAGCGGAAAACTTCCTGATCGGTCAAGAATTCGACGTGAATGCTTGAAGCGGATTCAATGCCACCCTTTTCGAAGACGATATATTCCCCCAAGTCAGCAAGCAGGATGTCACCAGTAGTATTCAACGAGGCGTTGAATTCGGTTTCAATGATGGGCTTACCGTAGAGGGTACGGACGCCTTCGGCGGTGTAACCAGCATATGGGAACAATACAGCGGTTGACCCTACCGCAAAGAGTGAATCAAGCTGTGCGGCGCAATCGGGATTGATGTACCAAGCCGCCTTAGACTTACTGCGGAGAGACAAGCGAGACCACATGGCGGAAATATCCGCGCCCTTGATAGCCGAACCAGTGTCGCGGGTAACGGTAATCAACGCGCTGGAGTTCATAATGCCCTGTGCGCCTGAAACACCCAAGCCGCGATAAATATCATCGTTCATCATGAAAGCCAATTCCTCACGGCTTCCCTGTTCGACGATAGCGGAAAATTGGCGTGCATCCTTCAAGAGTTCGTCAGTACCATAAACCAATACGCCGTACTTCTTGAGTTCCCATTGCACCTTGCGGAATTTCGGCTTGCTCTTGGTAAGGGCGTCGCCCTCGGCCAAGCGATAACCACGCAAACCACCCCAGCGCGAACCAGTCACGCGGGAAGTCTCGTCTACTGCGAGGATGTAACCTGAATTGCTATTCTCGCCAGCGGGGATTTTAGAAGCACCCGCATAGAACGGGCCGACTTCGTGAACGGGTTGCATAACCTGACCCGCGAGGGTCGGCTCTAACAAAATGCCACCGTCAGCGGGATTGCCTTCGCTTGCACCCTGTACGGCCTTCATCGTGCCAATCAAGCGGGCAAGACGGGGATCAACTTTGCGACCGTAGGAAGTAGTGAAATCCTTTACGGCGCGGGCGTGTTCGGCAAGCGAATTAAATTCACGGTCGCCTTCGTCGGTCACGACTTGCAGAGTTCCACCAGATGATTTTACAGGCTCAGTTGCGGCAATCGCTTTGGTTGCGCCAGCTTCGGCGGCCTAATAGGAGATTATAGAAAATGAAAGATGCACGCTTTGTATTCGGGGAGAATATTGTTCCCCTTAAGGCTCCTGTTGACAGCGCGGGTACTGCTTACGCTACCCCGTTTGTTGACCTCAAAAACGCCCTTCATGCCACTTTCTTTTGGTATGGTGGCGTTGTAACTGCTACTTCTGCCGACCAGAATATTGTTATCACGATGGAGGCCGCAACTGCCGCCGCATCTGGTAGCGAGGTTGCCATCGCATTCAAGTATCGCCTTTCGGGTGCTACTGGTGCAAATACCTGGGGTGCTGTCACCGCCGCAACCTCGACGGGTGTATCTCTGGATACCACTTCATCCGATGGAATGATGCTGATGGTTGACGTTGATCCCGCCGCCCTTGACGGTGCGTTGGCTGATGCCCGCTTTGTCCGTATGGTTGTCGGTATTGATGCGGGTGGTACTGTGACTCTTAATGCGGCTTGGGCTGAACTTGACCCACGCTTCCCGCAGACGACTCACCTGTCCGCTACTTAGTTTGATTAGTGGGGCGGGTGTAAAAGCCCGCCCCAGAAAGCGCACGAATTGAAGAAACTCGCAATTGTAGGAAGCGGTAAGAATACAAGAGACCTCGCCCCGTTCGATGACCCATCATTTGATATTTGGGTATTCAACGAAGCGGCAAATAGTGAGTGGTGCAAACGTTGGACGGCCTGCTTTCAAATGCACGAGCCAGAGATATACAAGGGCCATAACACCAAAGACCCGACCCACTGGCAATGGTTGCAACGTGAACACGGCAGGTCAATCTACATGCAGGAAGCTGACCCGCTTGTACCGAATTCGGTACGCTACCCACTAGAGCAGGCGCAAGAATTGGCGGGCGTCAGAATGTTCAGCACAACGTTTGCATATATGGCGGCGTTGGCAATCCTGCAAGGGTATGAAGTTATCAAGATTTACGGCGTGGAACTTTCCGCGAGTGAGTACGAATATCAGGCGAACGGTTATCTTTTTTGGTTCGGGTTCTTGCGCGGGCGGCTGGGTGATAACGTAGATTCTGCCGTTTTGTACCTTGACAAGAATATATTTGACGTTCCGCTTTATGGGTACG